TACCTTTTGGTTTGTTTATTTTAATTTCTTGCTTTTGAATTGCTGTTGCCTGATTAGTGATTGTGCTTCCATTTGCTTTAGCAAATTTTTTATCAGCCCATGACCAAACAGTAGCATCAATTTTAGCACTTCCTTTTCCTTCTTTTGATTTTCTATTTTGATCTACTTCATCTCCAAAACTCAATTTAGCAGGTTTGGGATTACCTTCACCTAAATATTTTTCTATTAAATCCATTATTCTTCCTCTCCTTGTGGTATTAGCCTATATTTCATCAAAGGCTTGCCGTTGATTGTTATATCACCCTTCTCATTCTTGCCGATCTCTTTGACAACAATCCTTTTGTTCTTGAACTTCCCACCTAATACGGTATCACCCACATTGATAGGAATTGTTATATCTTCATTTAGCCAATTATAGAGTCTCATATTTAATATCCATAAACTTTAGAATCGTAACTACCACCATAATCAAAAATATCATCACTTTCACTTTCTAATGGGTCATTATCACCGAAAGCTGTAACAGGAGCACTTGCTGTACTATCACCGTCATTGACAGGAGCACCCCAAATCTGTTTCTTTGGAGTTGTAGTTGGCAATCTTGCTCCCCTGAATATATTCCTTGCTGAATCTGATTCATCTGAAAATCTGTAAGGTCTAAGCACAAATCCCCAAATCATCTTTTTCAATTGGAATATCTTTTCTTCCTCATGAACATCAGCAATCTCATATGCTCTGTTATTCCAAAGAGTAATCAAAGCATCCCCCGGTTTAGGATGATACCCTGCCGATACATCTCTTGTGAATGTCCATTTAGGTAGGCTTGTGAATGATATTATATCTTCCGAATTTATACCGAATCCTGTTGTCAATGTAGGTTCATCAGTAGGTTCATATATCAACCTTGTTTCATAAGGCCCGAAATATCTTGATGCAACACCCTCACCATAAAGATAATCACTTTCTCTTGTAGCATCTCTAATATAATAATCTGCCTTTATCCCTGAGATATCTGTGAATTCTACTATAACATTTTCGAATAAATCATGCTCAACATTACCGTCAAGCTGATGTAAATCCCATAGTGGTTTAGTGAATTTATCCATTTATATTATCCTAACTTCTCCTTATCCTAGAAGCTTCTCATGAGTCTCCATTACAAGAGATAAAGCTTCCTCTAATCTTGCAACTCTCTTTTTAAGGGATGTTATTTCCCTGTTTTGATTAGGAGAAGTAGATGTTCCACCTGATTTTCCCCTAATCTTACTTCTTAAACTGTTCATTCTTTGCTCCATTACAGAATCAAATTCTGAATAGGGAGCATCATCTCCATCATCATTCAATGGTTGACCCATTGGATTATCTGATATTTGAGTGTTTATTGGTTCTCCCCTTGCACCTGTAGCTTCAGATACATCAGGTTGAGTATGCATTGTCAAATCAACTTCTTTGAATGCAGTACCATCTTTTAACATTTGTTCATAAGCACTTATCATTTTTCTGTTTTCTTCTTTTGACATATTAATGTTCTCCTTCCATTTTTAACAATCTTGTGTAGTAATCAGGCAATTCAGCTAAATGGTCTAATGCTATTCGTTTAGCAATTGCCTTATTTTTGGTATGTTCCATCTCTACCTTTATTCCTAACTTCAATTCCTTTGAGTCAACATCTTTTTCTGTGACCTTTTCTTTTTTGGCCTTGCCTGTTCCTAAGATTGACCCTAAAATAGCATAGATATAAGCTTCAAATTTATGATTATCAATTCCTAATTTCTCTGCCAATGCATGGACTTCATCATCATTAGGTTTAGGATTATCGGCAAAGAAATCCATAATCTCATCATAGATTTTGTTATCCTTTTCCGAACCTTCAACCATAAACTCTCTAAATTTTCTCATATCTCTCTCCTTAATAAATCTCATAGGTTAGATTTCCCCTCATAACATCCAATCTCCATCCATCCTTGCCCATGATCTTAACAGGATTTGCCTTGAATGCCGCATAAGGAAAACTAATATCAGCACTTTTACCATTAACTCTCCAATCAGGTATAGAAGACCTTGCCATTTGAAACTTGCCCTTACAAATAGCCAAAACCATTCCACCTTCAACTATAGTTGCTGTTAAAGTATCACCGTCCTTTTCTCTTGCCCATGCATAAAACTCATCTTTATTAGCACCTTCATTTAAAAATTTGTCTATTTTTTTATCTAAATCCATTATTCCCCCATTATCCCCAAATTATTCCATACCCTTCATAACCTTCTTCAAGTCTTAAGGTTTCTTCAAGTCTTTCTTTATCTGTTGTTCCTTCAGATATCAATTGATCACCATCCAATGATATTCCAATATTACCGATAGATGCAAACTGAGCAAATTTGCTTCTGATTCTACCCAATAAAATCTTAGATTCTGCTAATGCATAATCGAATATCCAATCTGAAGTGTAGAAATTTGAATCAGAATCCCCTCTTTTCCATGTGCTCTTAGTTGGGTCTGTTTCCATTCCACCATAATGAGAACCCTCAATCATATATGATCTTATCAACAAAAATCCCGGTGAATCATATTCTGTTGGAACACCATTTTCATCATTAACTGTAATTGGCCCTTGACCTGAAGGTGGAGCAGGATGAATTTCTAATTGATTCGTATATTTATGGTATTTGTAGTTGTAAGTTGTTGGAGTATATCTTTTTAGTGTCTTAAGAGAATCAATAGCCAAATGATAATCTAATATTGAATTTCCATATCCCCCTTCACCCCAAAATAAATTGCCGTATACACCCCTTGAGTATAAAAAATTCTCTATGGTGAATAAGGTATTGATACCATATCCATATCCTTTATCATCATAATCAACTATATCAACAACACCTACAGGAAGATCATAAAAATTTTGTCCTGCCAAAAGCAAAGTAGTGAAATAGGTTTCAACTTGAGAATTTCCTGCTCCCCATTTTATCCATTTATCCCTTGCATAATCAATACAATCAAAAATCTGTTGTGTGGTTAGCTCAACCTTGATAACAGGAGCACCTAATCTCCTTTTTATCAAATCAGCTAAATCGGATTTGCTTTTTCTAATGTCTAATGCCATTTATTCTTCTCCTAGATGGTAAAGCCACAATACCCTCATCTATATTTATATTTTATTGATCAAAAACGCTTGAATTTGTTAGCCAACTCCAATCATCAATATCATCTTCAATATCAGATAAGAATCCCCATGCATCATCCTCTTTTTTAGCATCAGTATCCTTGAAAGACCATTCTTCATCAAGAATGTTCATCTCAAATAGATAACAGGCCCAAAATAGAGCATCAACTAAATCATCGTCCTTATCTTTACCGAAAAATTTACCTTCTTCTTCAATATATGAACCCAATTGTTCAATGGTTTCCCTATCTACAAGCTCAATTGAACCATCCTCAATAAGCTTTTTCATCAAAAGAACAGCTTTAGGTTTAGTATTCTTGTTTGATCTGACACCAAGACTAGCTTCTTTAGAACCCGAATTGACAAGCTGTTCATTCTCAAAATGCCACCATAATTGACCAATTACACCTGCTCCCTCACCGTTGTTCTCACATAGGATATATGCATTATTGTAATATATTGACAATCTATGGATTATTTGAGCAAACTCATATATATCGGTCATGTTATCCTCAAAACATGCAACCTGAGTTAAATCAACAGGCTTAACAGAGTTAATTCTAAGGATTTGGATAGCTGAATAGTGCTCCCCTGTTCCTTTAGCAGGGTCAACACCTATTACATACTTAGCTCCATCAATAGGTTTCTCCCAAACTCTCATTCTGTCCTTCAGGTCAAAGAATCTTGGGTCTCTATCCATATTCAATAATGTTCTTAAGGTTTCGGGATTGATAACGGTATTTGTTGAACCAAGGAACTTACATGCAAATTCCTGATTGAATCCATGAATACCAAGATTCTTAAGCTGTTCTTTGGCCCATTCTTTATCTCTGCCGGGAACTTTATCCCAAGTGACCTTTTGAGGTACAAATGAATTGTTATTAGCTGTAGCACCTTCCCATAATCTATGAAAAATATTAAACATACCATTTGGAGTTGATATAATAATAATCCTAGATTTTGTTGAAGATGAAATGGTAGGATAGTTACTTGCCCAAAAATCTTCTGCATTATTGGAAGGCACAAACGCAAACTCATCACAAATGACAATGTTCATAGGCCATCCTCTAAATGCATCTGCCGTTGTTGCAGAGATAATTATTTGAGTACCATTGTCAAATTTGATGGAAGTCTTAGCATATTCTGTGACCCCCGGTTTCATCCAAATCGGTAAACCTTCATACATCTTCTTGATATTATCCAAGATACGTTTAGCTGAAGATTCCTTATTGGATACAATTCCAATATTCTTGTTGCTGTTAAATATCGCATACCAAAGAGCAAAATCAGAAACTATTGTTGTTTTTCCTGATTGTCTTGCCCATAAACCAATGAAAAATCTGTTGTTTTGAAGAAGGTCTAATGTTTCCATTTGATATGAATATGGGTCAAACAGAACTTCTCCATGATCAAGTGTAACAATTTTTACATAGTTTTGAGTGAAATAGAGCACATCATCTCTGCATTTTATAAGCTCCATGATCTGTTCTTCAGTATACTCTATTTCGATATTTGGTCTTTTGATATAATCATTGTCATATAGAATAGCCATAATTCACCCCTTAATACAAATAATCTACTTATATTTATAAAAATTAGGATGAATTATTTATTTTAGATATGATAAAAAGGAAGGATTATGCTTTTGTATTAATGACTTGACCTTTGAATTTGACCCATCTTGCTTTTTTGGTATCATATATAGAACCATCACCATAAAAAAGAAGATGCTTTTTATTGTAGAATTTTTTGCTTTGTTGTTTCAGGAAATCATCCCTAAGTTTCACCAAATATTCATAGGCATCATGGATGAACCTGAATTGACCTGCTGTTCCCCCTCTATCAGGATGGTATTTTTTACTAAGAATACGGTATCTTCTCTTTAATTCCTGATGAGTGATAACTTTAATGGATTTAATTTTGAATGCTCTAAAATATTTGTCAACAGTTTCCATCTTCAACCTCAAATACATAGTTACAGACTTTACACATTATGTCATAAGACCATTCTTTGGCATCATAACAGTCTAAGTGTACAGGATGATATGTTCGATAGTTATAGATATGCTGTACAGGATATGCATCAACTTCAGGACAATCACATTTTTCATCATCCCATTCTCCCTGTCCTCTAATTGTAACATTAAATGCTTTTTGATTCTCCCAACATTTTATGGTATGATTTTTAACTTTTATGGTGACAGGAGCAAGGTCATTATCAGGGTCATGCTCCCATCCACACATAGGACATAAGGAATATCCATCCTTTTTATGATCACATATATCACATGTCCAATCTTCAGGATATGCCTTAGATGGATTTATCTGTGAATCTAAGGTATGTGGAGTTATCAATTCGCATTCAGGACAATATTGATAACCCCTTGGAATTTCAATCTGATATGGATGTTGTTTCTTCATATTTCAGCTTATATTTCAGTTTCCTTGAGTATCTTTTCTTATCCTTGAAATCAAATCCCCTTTTAGCTGTAGGTATCCTCAAGGCTTTTTGAAGCTCTGCCTTTTCCTTATCATAAATTTTCTTTGGTTTTTGTCTTTTTCCCATTTTTCGCAATCTCCTGTATATAATTTGAACCCACATTTTGATTGCAGTCATAAAGTAACAACATTTGAATTCTTTGAATAACTTCTCTATCGGGATTTGTATTCCCATCTAAGATATTTATGATTCTATCATTAATTGTGCTCATTTGTCAAGACCTTTCTATTTTTTTGTTGTTAGAATAAAAGGTATCAAACAAAAGACGATTATCCAAAATAAGAAATATTCCATTTTAGACTCCTTAAGGTGAGTTGGGCAAGGGGATTGATATTATCTCCCCCCTCTGCCGCAGTTAGTTATGCTTACCTCTTATTGGATAAGCTACCCTGACCATGCTCCCCATGAGCATCAAGGGCTTGCAGTTTTATTTGAGACCGAAATAAGAGTCAATTCGGGAAGTCCAATATGACTTTCGTTTTTTGTTGGCTTTTTTGCGTAACTCCTGAAGTTTTTTAAGTTCATCTTTGGTTTTTTTCATGTAAGTCTCCTTTTTAGTTAGAATATTTTTTGCCCCATTCCCTCTGAAGCTCATAGGACAGACCATGACCCCAAAAGAAATACTCTAAGTCATAAGAATTCATTTCAAGACCTTCACCCTGAACTAACCACCTGATTGCAGTATCCACATCCCCTGCTCCTAGAGCAATGGTATCCTCAACCAATTTATTGAAGTCGATTAGGGCTTGAGCTTCCCTAGCTTCTTCCATAATCTGATTGTCTTTGCAGACTTCAGACAGATGATGGTACTCTGCTTCCAAGTCTTCAGGAGTCCAATACTCTTTGTAAACACCCCTTGGACGAATGCCGTAAGCATCTTTATAGAAATCAGAAAGGTCAGTTTCGGAAATGTGGATTAAATTGGTCATTGTTTTTCCTTCCTTTTTGATTGTTTAACTGAATTCTACTATAAGATATCGTCCTTGTCAAGAAAAACTTTAGCTTTTTTTT